AGCTAATGGTTGTTTAATTTTTAATGATTCAGCAACAGGTGATCCAGCAGTTTGTGCGATCGCATTTGGTGGAGATAAAACTGTATCAAGTGGAACTTTCACAATTCAATTTCCAACAGCAGACGCATCTAACGCAATTCTTCGGATAGCATAAGGAGGGACTCCTTATGGCATCTATCTGGGGTGGTGATAATCCTTCAGTAGCATGGAATGAAAATTCCTGGGCATCTAATACTCTCACAATATCTTTAACTGGTGTATCAGCAACATCGAGTGTAGGTGAAGTATCAGCATTTCCGGAAGAAGGTTGGGGTAGACAACAATGGGGCAACTCTGGTTGGGGTGTAGAATATTCTGTTGCACCAACTGGTTTAAGTGCAACCTCTAGTGTTGGAACTATTGAAGCAGCTCAAATTATTCCAGTAGACCTAACAGGAGTAAGTGCTACTTCTTCAGTAGGATCATTAACTACTGATCAACTTACTATAGTAGCACCAACAGGGGTACAAGCTCAAACAGCCCTTGGAGACTTTGATAATGCAGGTACTTTAGTTGGTTGGGGTAGAAATGGTTGGGGTGAAGAACCTTACGGAGATTCATTTAATAAACTTATTCAACCATCTGGACTTTCTGCAACTTCTAGTGTTGGTTCATTAACTTTAGACTTAACCTCTGTAGTATCTCCAACAGGAGTTAGTGCTACTTCTAGTATAGGTTCTTTAAGTTTTGTTATAGATTCTACGCCTGTTATAACAGGTGTCAGTACAACTGCTTCAGTAGGAAGTCTTTCTCCTGCCGATGTTATGGGACTTACTGGGGTAAGTGCAACATCAAGTGTAGGAAGTATTTCTCCAGCTGATGTCATGGGATTAACAGGATTATCAGCAACATCAAGTGTTGGAGATATAGAAGTAGTTGAGAAATTAATACTTAATATAACAGGGGTGTCAGCAACATCAAGTGTTGGATCTCTCATTGGTGAAATAGGAGTACCATTAACAGGGGTGTCATCAACTGCAAGTACAGGATCTCTTACACCTGCTAATGTTATGGGATTAACTGGTTTAGAACTTGAAGCTACTGTCAATGGTACAGGAATATCTTTCCCAGGTACTTATGAAAAATTAACACCTAAAACTAGCACAGGATATACAACTAAAACACCTAAAACTAGCACAGGATATACAATAAAAACTCCTGCATAAATGTATTTGACTTGACAATAAATAACTAATATAAATAGCAAGAATTAGGAGAACAAAATTATGGCATCAACTTATACAGGTCTTGGCGTAGAATTAATGGCAACTGGTGAAAACGCCGGTACTTGGGGAACAAAAACTAATACTAATTTAAATATCATAGAACAAATTTCAGGTGGCTACGTTGCTCAATCAATAGCAGGCGGAGCACAAACTACAACTCTTTCAGTTTCTGATGGATCAACTGGTGCTACTATGTCTCACAGAATGATAGAATTTACAGGTTCCATTACTGGAAACCAGGTAGTTACAATTCCTCTCGATGCACAAACATTTTATTTTGTAAGAAATTCAACTTCAGGTGCTTATACAGTACAGTTTAAATATGTTTCAGGTTCTGGTGACACTCACACTTTTGCAACAACTGATAAAGGTGATGCTGTTTTATTTGCAACCGCAAATGATGGAACTAATCCAGATATATATCAAATAGCAACTGGAGATGTAACACTTACTGGAACTCAAACTTTAACTAATAAAACTTTAACGTCCCCTAAAATTGGTACCTCTATTTTAGACACTAATGGCAATGAATTATTTCTATTGACGGCAACAGGATCAGCTGTTAATGAGCTGACTTACGCTAACGCAGCTACTGGAAATAACCCATCTTTCACGGCTTCTGGAGAGACTAATGTAGGTATTAATTTAGTACCTAAAGGTACAGGGACAGTACAGTATAATGGAAGTGAAATATCAACAGTAGGAAAAGCTATTGCAATGGCGATGCTTTTCTAGTATTAATAAGACGAGGAATAAAATATGGCAACACCAAATCTAGTAAATGTATCAACGATAACACCTAAAAATGCTATGGGTAATCTTGGCGATACAAACAGAACAACAATGGTAGATGTTACTGCAGAGTATGCTGCTAAAGTTGACACAATATTAATAGCTAACGTCGATGGCTCTAATGCATGTGATGTTACAATTGAAGTCAGTAATGACAATGGAAGTACTTACTATAAAATAGGAAGTACAATTTCTGTTCCAGCTGATTCAACACTAAGTTTCTTAGATGCAACAGGACCCCTTTGGTTAGACGAAACAGATTTGTTAGCAGTGACAGCAGGAACAGCCAGTGATTTAGCTTGGCATGTTTCTTACACTGAAATGGCAGACTAATAATAGGGAGGACAATAATGCCTAGAATAATTAAACCAGTAGCAAAAGGATCAATTGCAGTTCCAACTATTCAAGTAGATGGAGATGGAAGAGTTTTTTCTGCGAGTGCAGGATCAGCAGGCGGTGGCGGATACGTTCCAGTATCTATTGACACCGATGGTGGAAGTGGAACATACACTACATCATCATCAACATCAAAAATAATGCTTTACCTTCAAGGTGCCGGCGGAGGCGGCGGCGGTAACGGAGGAGGACCAACAGGACCAGGAGGCGGACATGGAGGACATGGAGGATACGGGATATCTGTTCACGAAGTCGATGCTTCTACTGGATACGCTTACAATTTAGGAAGTGGCGGAGGACATGGAAACGCTGGAAATCCTGGCAATGCCGGAAGTGCTGGTAACGCTGCAACTTTTGGATCACCAACAACATTCATGACTGCAAATGCAGGAACGGGCGGAGAAGGTGGTTATCATATTAACCAAGGAAACCGAGGTGGTAACCCTGGTAGTAATGGAAACACAAGTGTTAACAGTGGAACACAAACATTAACAAATTATTCACCGGCTACTTTATATGGAATTAATAACTCTTCAAACGGAGGTCCTAATATTACCTCTGGTAGTCCAGGCAGATTTTATATCTGGGAGGACGTGTAGTGGCATTAGCAATTTTTGAATCTGGAAAGCCGGACGAAATCGGAACATTCATAGGTTTTTGTCAAAATCAATCTGACATAGATAATGGAAGTTATGTTAAAGAAGACGAGTACATAACTATATCTATATCTGATGATGAGGTTGCAAAAATGAAACAAGATATTCTTAACCCTCAATCTTATGATTCTTCAAATAATATAAGTTGGACTGACCAAGACGCTCCTCTTCCACCAGGTACACCAGTACATATTTATACTACAGACGAATACAACCAACAAAGAACTTCGCTAGTAAATACATACAATCAATTTAAATCACTGACCCCTAGTTACTATAATATTGCAGCAGTGAATGCCGCTATTGCAACAGCTGAAGGAATAGATACTGCAGCTATTGGCGGTACAAGTAAACAGAACTTCTTTTATTTCATGTATGCGGCTGATAATGATTATTTACATCCTTCTGAATTAGTATAATTGATCTAAATCAAATCTTTTTACTTCTCTTTACTTTTATTTTTGCTTAAGATATAACTTGGCAGAAGAAAGATGAAAATTAAATTTAAAATTCCAAAGCTTTTACTAGACACTCTTAACGACGTTTATCCAGTACCTGCTACAAAAACAGTACCGAAATGGTACAAGGATCTAGAACATACTACAAAAAATAGAACAATAAAAGGTTGTCTACCTTTTATGGATGCTTTAACAGCGGGTTATATATTAAAATTAACTTATGACCTTGAGGTTAGTCATGGTGTTGTAAATAAGGATGGTAAAAGAACTAGCGAAACAAGAGCTGGTAATCCTTATAGAGAAGATCAGTATCTTAAAGCCAAACATCGAGCAGAAGTGCCTCCAAACCATATGGCTGCGCATCATCCAAAACAATTAAAAGGTTCACCTCTTTTAAAAAAAAACGGGCACGATAACGCTTTGGTATTAAAATTTATAAATCCATTTAGAATAGTTACTCCACCAGGGTATTCTACATTATTTGTATCTCCTATGAATAATCCAGACGATAGATTTCAAATAATTTCTGGTGTAGTTGATACCGATGAATGGCACGATGAGATAAATTTACCCTTTATTGTTAATGGAGATAAATATAAAGTCTTAGAAACTGTTATAACTAAAGGAACTCCTATAGCCCAGTGTATACCTTTCAAGAGGGATGATTGGGAAAGCAAAGTAGAAGAACTTATTCCATATGAAAATGAAAAAGCTATTCATAGGATGATGTTACATACTTGGAAATATTATAGAAACAAATTTTGGAAAAGAAAAAAATGCACTTAAACGACCATATAAGAATCTACGATGATTTTTTTAATGAAGAGCAATTAAAAAACTTAATGGATTTTGCTGTAAAACAGGAATATTCTAAAGGCCGTATTGTGACGCTGGATCAGCAAGAGGTAGAGGATAAGTCAACAAGAATTGTTGAGGGAGTCGGTCTATCGCCAATGGACAACAGTATGACTAATGTCTTTTGGTTTCACATTATTAGAAAACTTATACACACTAAGTATAAAGAGTATTCAAAAAATTATAATATAGATTATTTAAACTTAAATGGAATACTCCCACCAGAAATATTAAAATATACTCCTGGAGGACACTACATACCACATGTCGATCATTGTGCATCATATCCAAGAACTTTAAGTGCTATAGTTTTTTTAAATGAAGACTATACCGGAGGTGAATTAGTTTTTACAGAACATAATGGCCCAAAAATATTTTTTAAGGTTGAAAAAAAACCAGGTAGATGTGTAATCTTTCCTAGTAATTTTTTATACCCACACTCAGTAACACCTGTGGAAACAGGAGTAAGGTATTCAATAGTCACATGGATGTATTAAAATATAAAAAAATAGAAAACTTTTTAAGCGAAAGTGAGGTAGAGCTTTTAGCCACCTACTGTAGACTTCGATCTAGATTTCCATCAAGGGGTAATATATTCTGGGATAACTTTGACCAGTCGGATCCAGCTGGAAACTTTAAATTTAATTTTGGCAAAGACACTATTATGGAAAGTCTTTTGTTATTAAAACAAAAAAAGGTCGAAGAGATTTTAGGTGAGGAACTGTGGCCAACTTATTCTTTTTGGCGACCATATTTTTTAGGCAACTCTCTACCAAAACATAAAGATAGGCCTTCTTGTGAAGTTAGTATCTCAGTTTGTATTGAGAAAGATATTGACTGGCCATTGTATATTGATGGAGAACCTGTAGATCTAGAACCTGGCGACGGGGTTCTATATGCAGGAATTGACTATGAACACTATAGAGAAAAGTTTAAAGGGGATTATCATGCTCAATGTTTTCTTCACTACGTGAGAAAAAATGGATTGTACAAGGATTTTAAATATGATAAAAGACTATTTATAGGTGCTACATGAAAATAATAGATAAAGAAGATCACCACGAATTAGTTTTTTCTGATGAAGAAATCAAAATCATTAGCGAAAAGAAAAAACTTATTTTTACACATAAAGGAATGTCACAACTTGCTAATGCATTAGTTCATATTGCAGTTGCTATTACAGAAAAGATTGATAAAAAAGACCTACAGATAAATATTGACGATAATATAAAACCGAAAGAAACCGATGGCACACCTGCCTGGAATGATCAATCATAGACTAGAGCCATTATTTGCATATCCTGTTTATTTTACTCTAGATAAATATCAAGTAACGCAGGATGAGATTGAGTATATCTTAAGCACAAAAAAGAAAGATTCTAATGTATCAAATGATAAAAAAATACTTGTTAGTTTAATTAATTTAAGAGAATGGATAGAGTCAAAAGTTAATATTTATTGTTTGGATATATTAAAATTAAGAAATGTAAAACCTTACATCACACAATCTTGGATTAATTTCCAAGAAAAAGGTAAAGAACTCCACTGGCATAATCACCCTAATAGTTTTATAAGTGGAGTATTTCATTTTCAAGACAAGGAATCTCCTATTGTTTTTCAAAATTTTAAAAATATATTTACTTTAAACCCGGAGGTTGAAGAATATAATTTCTTTAACAGCGCTCAAATTTCTTATCCAACTGAAAAAAATTCACTTATTTTATTCCCCTCTTCCTTATGGCACAAGACTGAGACCAACAACAATCAAAAACCTAGAGTATCATTAGCATTCAATACATGGTTAAAAGGTGAGTTAGGCGATGAGGATGATCTTACTAAATTAAAGATAGAATAATGCTTTTCCCTTCCTTAATACAAGATGATTTTTTAAATGATATAGAATCAGTTATTGAGCTTTCTAATAAACTACCTTTTAAAGGACCGACAGATGATTTTTTTAATAAAATAAATGGCGGTTGGCCAGGAGAAAGAACTGATTGTTTGAGTGTAGTAAATACTAACTTCTATATTTACTTTTGTAGTAAAGTATTAAAACTATACTATCCTGGCGAAAACATAGGTTTCGAAGCAGAACTATATTTCCAAAGAATACCTAGCACTTTTAATTTCGCTGGATGGATACATCAAGATTCTAATCCACTATCCGCTGTTTGTTATTTATCAAATCATAAAGACTCTGGAACTTCATTGTATAAGCCAAAGAACTTTTATAATGTCTACAGTGATGCAATAGACAAACTCAAGAAAAAATCTTATCAGGACTCTGATTTTAGTGAAGAGAATGCCGCTGCAAGAGATGCATGGAATAATAAATTTGATTGTATTTTAGATGTGCCAGCATACAGAAATAGAGTATTTTGTTTTGAGGGAAATAGATATCATGGTGTAAAAAACTTTACATCTGAGAATACTGAAGACGACAGACTTACTTTGATTTGTTTTTTTCACAAAATCGAAGGCAATATTAAATACCCAGTAGTAGAATCGAGAAAAATATAATGGTTATATTAGATAATCTTCTTCCGCCCAATACTAATTTAGTAATGTTAGAGCATTTAGCTACTACTCCATGGTATTTATCTGGAGACAATGATTATGGAAACAAATTACAAATTGCTTTAGAGAATAATTCTGGGTTCCAGAACATAACATTTCAAGATGGCGAATACTGTGGTGATAAATTTTTAAACCTCTATGCACATTTAATTTTAGATATAGTTAGTGATAGACTTAAAATAAAAACTTATCCTTATAGATTTTTTTGGAACTGTTATCTTACACCTAGTTTTTCAACAGACCATAGAGATTGGCCAGAACCTAATATTTATAAAACTATAATTTATAATCTACATACCACAGATGGTGGAACCGAAATTGAGAATAAGTTTCATGAGGATAAAATGGGAAGAGCTAAAGTTTTTGAAAGCAATCTTTTACATAAAGGCGTTTCTTGCAAAAAGGATAAGGCCAGGTTTAATTTAAATATTATGTTTGGTGAACAAAAATGATTCATTCCTATGAGGATTTTTTAGACAGCGCTAGTTTTAATACTATTAAAAACATCTTATTCAGCTTTGAAATTCCCTGGTACTTCTATGAATATGCAGACGATAAGGAGCTTAAAGATTTTTTCTATTGCCATATGTTATATAATGATGGACAGATTAAAAGTAATTTCTTTGATCCAATAGCCCTCCCAATATTAGGTAAACTATCTTTTAAAAAACTATTTAGAATAAAAATTAATATGTATACAGCAAATCCTCGAATAGTTATTAAGAAACCGGGATTTCATGTAGATGAAAAAGAGCAGCACAGAGTTGCCATATTGAACATAAATAGTAATGATGGATATACAGAATTTGAAAATGGAGAGAAGTTTAATTCTGTAGAAAATGGGCTTATTGACTTTGATGGAAAACTTAGACATCGGGCAATAGCACAAACTAATACAGATGTCCGAATCAATATAAATATCAACTATTCCTAAACCTATAAAGCTGTTGAAATAGCCTACGATCTGATATATGACCTAATAAACAGGTTTTTTATATGCTACAAAAATTAGGGTTTTTACCAGGATTCAATAAACAAGTTACATCTACCGGCGCTGAATCACAGTGGACAGGTGGGGAAAACGTACGTTTTAGATATGGTACACCTGAAAAAATAGGTGGATGGAGTCAGTTAGGATCAGATAAATTGACAGGTGCGGCAAGGGCATTGCACCATTTTGTCAACAAAGATTCTATTAAATTTGCAGCTCTAGGAACCAATAGAATTTTATACGTGTATTCTGGTAATGTTTATTATGACATACACCCTTTAGTGAATCCATCAGGGACAGCTATTACAAGTGCATTCAGCACGTCTAATGGATCTCCTACTGTAACAATTACTTTTGCTTCTCCTCCTGGATTTGTAGCTGGAGATATTATTTTATTTGGCGACGCAAGTACTTTTAGTGCTATCACAAATTCTAATTTTGGAGCATCGGACTTTGCTGAGAAAAAATTTATGGTTACTAGTGCTACCGGAAATACAATTACAATCACGATGCCTAGTAATGAGTCTGGAAGTGGAGCATCGACTTCAGGAGGAATAACTTATTATAGATATTATCATGTTGGACCAGCGGAACAATTAGGTGCTTATGGTTGGGGTATCTCTTCATATAGTGGAACTATAGCAGGGTCATTAACTAATACTTTAAATGGTGCTTTATTAAATGATGCTAATGGTACTGGAGGATCAGGAACAAGTATTACACTGACAAGCTCAACAGGTTTTCCAACTACAGGAACAAATTTTATTCAAGTCGGAACAGAAGAGATTTCTTATACAGGAGTAAATGGAAATGATTTAACAGGTATTACTAGAGCAGTCAGAGGTACAACAAGAGCTGCGCACAATAGTGGTGCAACCGTAACAAACACATCAAGTTGGACTGGATGGGGATCTGCTGCAGTTAATACTGATTCAGTAATAGATCCTGGTCTATGGTCCTTGGACAATTTAGGAAGTACACTAATAGCATTGATACATAACGGAGAATGTTTTCAATGGAACTCAGATGCATCTAATGCAACAGCAACAAGAGCTACAATTATATCAGGTGCACCAACAGCGTCACGTGATATGTTAGTATCTACTCCCGATCGTCACTTAGTTTTATTTGGTACTGAAACAACCATTGGAACTAAATCATCTCAAGATGATATGTTTATAAGATTCTCGGACCAAGAAGATATTACTACCTGGGCACCAACAGCAGAAAATAGTGCTGGTACACAAAGACTGGCCGCCGGATCACGGATCATCGGTTCAAAGCTGGGTAGAAATGCAATTTATGTTTGGACGGATACGTCTTTATTTACCATGAGATTTGTAGGTGGAGATTTTATTTTTGCCTTTGAGCAAGTTGGTACTAACTGTGGATTGATTGGACAGAATGCAGCTGTTGAAGTTGATGGTGCTGCTTATTGGATGTCTGATAATGGTTTCTTTAGATACACAGGTAAGCTAGAATCTATGGATTGTTTAGTTGAGGACTATGTTTATGATGACTTAAACACAACCTCGAGTCAATTAGTATATTGTGGAATTAATAATTTGTTTGGTGAGATAACTTGGTTTTATCCAGCCTCTACATCTAATGTAGTTAACAGAGCTGTGATGTATAGTTATTTAGATTCAACAGCCAAAAGACCTATATGGTTTACTAATGCAAGTACTTTGTTCCCTAGAACAACTTGGGAGGACTCTGCTGTTTTTGGTTTACCTCATGCGACTGCTTATGATGCAAGTGTTGATACATCTTTTGATGTAGTTGGAAATACAGAAGGAAGTAGTATTTACTATGAACATGAGACAGGAGTTAATCAAATAAAAGGAGGCTCAACCGTTGCAATACCGGCTAATATTACATCAGGGGATTATGACATTACACAAAAAGTAGTTAGAGGAGCTGCTACTAATATGGCTGACCTTAGAGGAGATGGAGAAAATATTATGAGAGTTAGTAGAATTATTCCTGACTTTATATCTCAAACAGGGAATGCCATTGTTCAATTAGATTTAAGAAATTATCCTAATAATACAGCATCTAGCTCGTCATTAGGTCCTTTTACAGTAACAACAAGTACAAGCAAAGTAGATACACGTGCAAGAGCTCGAGCTATAGCATTAACTATATCTAATACAGCAGTAGATACTAGTTGGAAACTAGGGACTTTTAGGTTAGATATACAAGCTGGAGGAAGAAGATAATGGAAGCTTTATTAATCGAGTACGCTAAAAAATTTGGCATGGAAAAAGCAATGCAAATGTTAGGTTTAGATAAACAAACACAAAACCCTGACTTTACATTTGGAATGCCTTTTACTAATCAAGAAGTTAGTCTTAACCCGATGAAACTATTATCAAATAATATGCTATCAAGTAGTGGTGGCGGAATGATGCCATTAATTGCTGGAGGTTTAGGTTTAGCTTATTTAAGAAACCCATTAAGACCTGGCTCACAGAATTATAACCCGCTTCTTAAAGGTCAAATGGATCATTTAAGACGTAATAATATGCTGGGAACTGATCAATCAGGTCTAACTAAAATTATGTCCGGAGCATTACGAGGTAAAAACATTGCATCGATGTTTGGAACCAATGACTATCCTATGATGTTAGATAAAAAAATAGATTGGTTTGAAGATAGAATTAAAAAGGGAAAGAAAATTAGTCAAAAGAACTATGAAGCAGCTAAAGTAGAAGCAGCTAATTACGAACTAGCTCAGGAGGAAAAGAAACAGAGACAAAGAGATTATACTCCTCCTCAACAGAACCACTTTCATGACAACTATAACCCACCTGCAACAGTAGAAGTGAAACAAGATAAACCACCGGATAGAGCTCCGAAAAGAGAATCGAGACATAGTAGCGGTCCTGGTGGATTACACAGTAATTATAGTAGAGGTGGTGTAGCAGGTCTATGGCGAAGATAGTACAAACATTAACTAGAGCAAGTAATGAATATGAGGTGGATGTAGCTCAATCATTAATTAGAGATTTAGATGCTGTATTAGAAAAATTAAACACATCGTTTCAACAAGAATTAAAACAGGAAATAGAAGCTAAGAGCTTCTTTTTAGATTAATGGCAGTAGTAAACCAATATAAATTTGCAGGGATAGATAATAATACAACAGGGAATGCGCTGTCACCACTAGGAAGTGGCAATCCTTTAGTTAGTGAAACTTATGTTATTAAATCTATACTTGTTACAGCAGCTGGCACACCTACGGTGACTGTTACAAACAACAGTATTACAGCTATTAAATCAGCAGCATTAACAGCAAATGTTACAACAGAATTATTAACCCAACCGCTAATAATAGAAGGGGGTACAGCCTTCACAGTACAATCAAGCACAACAGACTCGTTTGATGTAGCTATTAGCTATCTAAACATTAAGAAAGAGGTAACGACATAATGGAAATATTAAATGCAAAAGTAGAAACAACGTACAGACATAAGGAAACAGGGGAGCTTTTTAAGGAAAAAAAAGACTGGGAAGCTAAGGGTTATAAGAATGAGGAGATGGCCCAGGACGTAAATGTTATCATGCCACCCCTTGATTTGTTCAGTAAAACAAAGTAAACTAGTAAAACCATGGGAATAGAAGATATACAAATTTCAGAAGAGTTAGAGACTAACGCACCATCTATAAGATATAGTGGTGATGAAGGTCCTAAATCTCCACAAGAAATGGAGCGAATGATGATGGCTCAATTAGAAGACGCGTACGAGCAGTATGTGATGGAAATGCTAGAGATGGAAATGGAACCTATGTCTCTTGAACAATTTATACAACAAGCTATGGCTGAAGCACAAATGTCAGGTGGTCAACCATTACCAAACGATCCAACAAAACCAGTTAACCCTTGGACACCTAAACCACAAGGACCAACTTTACCTAACAGACAGATGGCAGCGTATGGTGGTATTATGGGTCTAGATGGTAGAAAACAATATGGTGCTGGATCATGGTTTCAAAAATATATTAAAGACCCTATTGAAATGGCTATCACTGGAAAATCATATGAAGATTTGGAAAGAGAATCACAAGCAAGAGTTGATAGCGAACCAGAAGGTTATGAAAGTTATTTTGATACTTTATTTAAAGGTAAAAAAGGTGAAGATAGCCAAGGTAGAGAAACACGTGAAGGTGGTATGGGTCAACATATTTTACCAATAATTGGTGGTGCAGTAGCAGGATTGTTTACTAAAAAAAATCAAGATGGAGAATCTAGTGCTATGTCTCCAGATGAAACAGCATTGGCATTAGCAGATCTTAAAAAATCTGCAAACATACTAGATCAAAAACAAGGATTAGCAGCAGGATTAAATTTTTTACCTGCAGTATCAGCTAGAAAATTTACACCAACAGAAATGATTGAAGCATATAAAACTGAATCAGCAGCTAACGGTGGGAGAATAGGGTTTGAATTTGGTAAAAGAGTACCTCCAGTTAAAATGCCAGATCCTATGGAACGAATGTTACAAAATATGACTGATGAAGAAAAAGCTCAATTTAAATTAATGATGAGAATAAACGCTGAACGTATGCCAAAATATAAACCTGATCCTAATGCAATTCCGCCAGTTAAAATGCCTACATACCCTAGAGTAGATAGAGCCGAAGGTGGATTAATGGACCTTGGTGGTATGGAAAAAGATTACAGAGCTGAAGGTGGTTTTGTACCTATTGGTGCAAAAGAAAAAGCGGACGATG